TATCTATCGATTGCGTCTTTATTGCAGCGCACAACCTATCTGGCAAGACTGTTACAATATCCACGGCAGCAACAGTCGGCGGTGGTCACACCACTCGCGCGACAATATCGCCTACCGACAACTCGACCATCGCGGTGTTCTTCAATAACGCTGGGGCGCTCTATACCGTCCGCGAAGTTCGAGTGAACGTGAACGATGGAACGGACATCGCCATCGGCATCATCCGTGCGGGCGCTGCATTGCAAATGCCCATTCCGATCTACGGAGGCCATAGGCCGCTCAATCTCAACCGCGTCACGGAAGCACAGCAGCAGTTCTCTGAGACAGGCCAATGGCTTGGGCGCATCATCAAGAGGCGCGCAGTCACCACGTCTTACGATTGGGAATATTTGACAACGGCTTGGTACGATACCTACTTTGAGCCGTTTGCCAAGACGCTGCCATTGCAGCCGTTCTGCATCGCTGGCAATCCGTCCAAGATAACAACCGATGTCGGCTTCGTCTGGACCGACCGAGACGTTGAACCAGTGAACATGGGCATCAAGGCTTATCGATCAGTGAGCCTCGGCGTCACGGGATATTACTGATGACCTTTGCAGCGCGTCCCGTTGAGATTGTCGAGATCATTCAGCCGCTCTGCTCCCGCACGTTCGGCGTCTCGCCGTGCAATGCAACGGGCGACGCTTGTTGGAACACGGATCGCACCTGCAAGTTTCTATCGGCCCTTGATCTGAGCAAGTCACTGACGCTGCGATTCGTCAATGATGACGTTTACGAATGGCAAGATAACAACACCAATCTGCTGACCGAGAATGGCAACACGCTCGTCACCGAAGCGGGCGATCCGTTCCTGATCGATTACATTTACCAGCCCGCACTCGCTATCCCGGCGATGCAGAACTATCAGACGGCTCCGACCGTCCTCAACGTGGCCTCGGGATCGCGTAATAAAAGCCCGCTAGGCTATCGAGCCGTGAGTAATGTCCGTATCAAGGACTTCCCTTGGAATGACGTTGGCACCGATCCCTACGTTTCCACGAGGGCTTATGATCCGAATCAGATCGGCAGCTTCTGGAGCAAGTGGCTTGCCCGCAATCCGTATCACATCGGATACACGCTGAACATCTACGAAGGGCTGATAGGCGAACCGCTTTCAGCCATGACGCAGCGGGAATATGTGATCGAGAAGATAGACGCCGGTCGCAATGGCGTTTCGATCACAGCCAAGGACATCCTGCGAAAGATCACCGACACCAACCTGACGGCACCGTATCTGAGCCGTGGCGAACTGGCCTCGAACATCACGAACGTAGCAACAGCCATGACCGTGGCTGGCGCAACCTTGAGCGACTATCCTACGGCTGGATATGTCAGGATCAACAGCGAGGTGATCCAATATGCCCAGCGTTATGAAACGACCGGCGGCAACATCTATTTCGATGGGCTGACACGAGGCTTGGCAGGAACAACGGCAGCGGCTCAAAGTCAGAACGACCGCGTGCAGCGTGTGCTTTATTATAACGCCACTCCATTCCACGAAATCCTCTATGACCTTCTTGTCAATTGGGGCGGCATCCCCGCGAAATACATCAACTTTACGGATTGGGCGACGGCAAAAACCACATATCGACCCGATTACAATTTCACGGCGTGGATCACCGATCCTGACAAGATTGAAGAACTCTTAGCCGAGGTATGCCTCCAGGCCGTCTCGAATCTATGGTGGGATGAGCGCGTACAAAAGATTCTCATGGAGCCGGTGAGGCCGCAGCCGTCACCTACGCTTTTGACTGATGACGATGCGATTGTTGCTGGCAGTTTCTCAATTGAGGAGAAGCCGGAAGAACGCGCATCTCAGACGCATGTCTACTATTTGCAACGCACGCCAATTCCAAGCGTGACCGAGAAGAGCAACTACTCCCGCGTCTCGGTCTACATCGATGTTCTGAAGCAAGTGCAGTATGGCGGAGAGCCGCAGATCAGGGAATTATTCTGCCGGTTCATTAGCACACAGGCAATCGCCAATTCCTTGGCCCAGACCTATCTTGACCGCTTCTCGGATGTCCGCAAGGAAATCACCTTTGATCTATCGGCCAAGGATGCCGCGAATATCTGGACCGGATCGGTTGTACAGATACGGCATTATCTGGATGTCGATTTCACAGGTGCGCCGCGCGATGGCGAATGGCTTATCACCTCGGCAGAGGTAGCCCGGAACGGCCTGACATATCGCTTCACGGCGGAAGACAACGAAAAGGGCGGCGTGATTTGGTCTTGGCTCACGGATGCTGGGCTTGACGGCAATGGCGTTGCCCAGCCGTGGCGTTGGCTCGATGATAGTGGTAATGATGGAAGCGGAACTCCTCAACCGTATAGGTGGCTTTGATGACGACATGGACGAGCATCTCAAACGCAGCAGTGGCCGTCGGCGGCATCCCGTCCAGCACGACCGTGACGGCATTGCGCGACAATCCTTCGGCTATTGCAGAAGCATCTTCTGGCGCACCTGTCATGGTTTCTGGTTGGCATCCGTATGACAAGGTGACGATTGGCGATGGCAAAACTGGGTTGATCTATGATCACGCAGTGACTGGAACAGTCGCCAATGTGGTGACGCCTGATTTCGTAGATGGCTACGAATACCGCGTTTTGGCTTTGGGATTAAGGCATAACGCTGCCGGGTTTACTGATCGCAGGCTTCAAATGGAGGCATTCAAGCAAACAGATGCAGTATATCGATTGGTCAGACAGTCAGAGCAGGGAACTAATACTCAAGACTTTGGCTATCATGCAGAATTCTATTTTCCAAGACTTGAGAGTACTTCTCATTTTGTCATGACAATGACCTACAGGAATGGCGCATTTAGCTCGAATATTGACGTAGATTCAGCCATGTATGATACGCCAGCACAGAAAATATTGCGCGCTCGCATATCGTTTAACGCTGACAGCATAGCTGCCGGAAAAATCTGGATGTTCCGCCGCCGCGAATACGCCTCTTCTCCGTGAGACAGTGCCATGATTGACGATCAAACACTAAAGGTTCTCAACGCGATTATGCAGTGGGTTATCATGCCCGTGGCTGCGTTCGTGTGGGTCATCTACCGGCAGCAGCAGAAGCACGACACGGCTATCGCGGTGTTGCAAGCCGAGACAGCAACTGCTCGGCTGGCGCACGACCGTGAGATCAAGGAGATCCGCGAGACGAGCCGCGCGATCATGCAGAAGTTGGACAGCATTGAGGAGGCTTTGAGAAAATGAAACTGCCATCATCGTCTCTTGCGAAATTGTGGGGCGTGCATCTTGATCTGGTGCGTGTAGTCAATCGATGCGCTGCCGATTGGAAGGATGCCGATACGGGCTTCATTGTTACCTGCGGATTGCGAACACTTGAGGAGCAAAAGATTCTCAAGGCCAAGGGTGCCAGCAAGACGTTGCGCTCGCGTCACATCCCTGCCGCCAACGGTTACGCACACGCCGTCGATCTGGCTTGCACAATCAAGGGCCAGGTGCGCTGGGATTGGCCGCTGTACGATAGCCTAGCCAAGCGCATGAAGGCGGCAGCCAAGAAGGAAGGCGTGCTGCTGGAGTGGGGCGGGGCGTGGACAAGTTTCAAAGATGGCCCACATTTTCAACTGCCGTGGAAGCAATATCCCGGCACAACAAAAGGAAGTAAGTGATGACAAAAGAAATGGTCTGGGGCGTTGTTCGCGCCGTTCTCGCGGCTGGTGGCGGCTATGTTGTCGGAACCGGAGTTATTGACGCCACCGCCATGAACGAGATCATTGGCGCGCTTGGCGTCATTTTCGCCGCTGGCTGGTCTATCTGGGCCAAGAAGTGAACTGGATCGAGATTGTCGCCATCGTCGTGCTGTTGATCGGCATTGGCGCTGGCGGCTTTCTCGTCGCTCAAAGGCCATCTTTCTGGTTCGGCCTTGGCGTTGTTATGTTCAAGGCATCGTTGCCGTTTCTAATGAAGCGGATGACGCCTGAAAAAGAACAGGAGTGGCGGGATTGCATCCGTCGTGGCGGCGAGTGGGATCATCATCGGAAGCGGTGCAAGAGGTAACACTATGGCACGCCGCAAGATCACCATCGAATGGAAGACATGCGAACGTGCTTGGGGCTGGGCCTATATTGGCGAAGATCACATCCAGCTAGACCCGCGCCTCCTCCAGAAGCCGAAGCTTCTCTTGGAGATTGCCGCTCACGAAGTGGCGCATCTTGTCTTTCCAGAAGCAGAAGAGAAGCAGATCGACACGTTCGGCAAGCAAGTCGCAGACGTGATCTGGCGGTTGAACTTCCGCCGCGCGCAGGAGTGACTGATGCCAAAAAGATATTCTGATCAGGAATTCATTGACGTTTGGAAGCGTTTAGGTTCACCGTCTGCCGTATCTAAAGAATTGAATCTCAACCTGCGTGGCGTCAATGCACGGCGTGATAGCCTTGAACGCAAGTATGGCATCATACTAGAGACCATTTCGCAACCCGCCAAGCGCGTCAAGATTGAGGTGCCGACAAAAGGTTTTCGCGCCTTAAAGGAGAATGTTGTCGGCTCAGTCATCATCGGCAGCGACGGACATTTCTGGCCGGGTGAGCGCAGCAAGGCGTTTGCGGCCATGATCGAGATCATCAAGGACTTGCAGCCTTCGATGGTCATCATGAACGGCGACAGCTTCGACGGTGCAAAGATCAGCCGTCATCCTCCAGGCGCTCGTGTACAGACACCTAGCGTGGCCGAGGAACTAGAAGCCGTCAAGGAACGTCACGCAGAGATCGAGGCTTATGCGCCTCCCGGCTGCTATCTTATGTGGACAGACGGCAATCACGACAATCGTTTCATGGCGAGGCTGGCGCAAGCAGCGCCGGAATATGTACAGGTTCAAGGATTCGACATCGCAGACCACTTCCCTGCGTGGCAGTTTTGCACAAGCCTATGGCTTAATGAGCATACGGTTGTAAAACATCGCATTCACCAAGGCGTGCATGGTGCCTATAACAACACATTGAAGAGCGGCAAGTCGATTGTGACCGGCCACACGCATCGGCTCCAGGCTACCATGTTTGCAGATTACAATGGCCTTCGATGGGGAGTGGAATGCGGAACACTTTCGGATTACGGCCCTGAGAACGACAAGTTTGCCTATGCGGAGGATAACCCCGTGAACTGGTCACAGGGTTTTGTGGTGTTGCACTTTGCACCTAGCGGCATGTTACTAGAGCCAGAGTTCTGCCGTGTGATCAATGGTCAGGCTTGGTTTCGAGGTCAGCCGGTGGTGTAAGCCACCGCTCGATCAGCGTGGCATAACCAGCGATGTCACGCCAATGATCGACCTCGTGCGGGTTGCCTGACAGGATGCGGCCAATCTTGCTGGCGATCATCTCCAACGACTCGCGTTGAGGATCATCAAGTTCCTCCCAATTTTTTCCATGACGCATAGCGTCTTTTAATGACTGAGCCATTGTAGACACAGAAAAATAACTGCCGTGAGTTTTCTCGCGTTCGTCTAGGATGTCACTCATCTCTCACCACCTTTACCGTCAGTTTCATTCCAAGAACGTTATAGCATGCCTCCAGTTCCGCAACGCGCGGGCAGTGCCGCGTTCGCCAGCCCTTGAACGTGTGCCTTGAGATGCCCGTCCGCTCGGCCATGTCGGTGACGCCAATCTGCTGGTGGTTCATCGCCGCGTACAGCCGCCGCACCAGCGGGTGCGCGCGCCAGGGGATAGGCATGCGACGGAAACGCCTCATGTGCGGGGCAACCTCCTCGGGCATGTTGCGCTCATGCAGGTCTGTTCACTAGTGGGCGGGCAGATGCAGCCTTGCGGCACGATCACCGATGGGCAATGCGGATGCAGATAGTCAGCAATAACTCTCCGCTGCCTCTGGCAGCCGTACTGGCTACAAATCACGTTGGCGCATGGTCCGCACGAGATGGGGTCAATCGCTACCATTGTTGTTCTCCTGTGTCAGGGTCAGTTCAATCCAGTCCTCAGT